TAATGCTTCTTTGCGGTCCAGATGCCAGTGTCGGCAATCGTTTCTCGCTTCATGAACATCTTCTGATCGTAGGCATTCATATAGTCTGCCAATTGCTGATACGATTTGTCAATGAACGGTTGCAACTTATCTTCACACACTTTGTCTAGAAAGATTACAATCTTTTCTTTTGGTGTGTCTTTGTTGTATAGCTTTTGCACCAACGGTCCGAGATTCAGATAGATTGAATCGGTATCAGATGCAATTACATAATCGACATCATCGGTACTCAGTATCTTGTTCAAATACTGATTCATTTTCTTTTCGATCCAACGAATAGAAAGTTGACCCGAGAGTGTGATTGCTTCTGCTTGTCGAATGTCAAAGAAACGAAAGTATTCGTTGCCTAGCGCACCATATGCTGAGTTCAGTTGAACTTTCTTAGCTAACTGAAGATTCTTATACTTTGAAATTTGATTTTCAATTTCAAACTTTTCTTTTTTCGTTGTGGCTGTTTCTTTTTTCTTTTGCCATTCGATCATTAGTTTTTTGTACTTTGATCGATCTTCATACATTCGCTCCATCATCTCAGGCAGAAAGCCTTGAACATCTTTGCGAAAGAAGTGTCCATTCGCTGCCATGCAATATTCGCCGTCAGGCTCATATTCATTGTTCAGCAAATTATCAACTGATACTGATTGATACTTGCCATCAACGATTGTGTCTGGTGACACATTGTATTGCATAATGAGGTGCGGATAAAGAGAATTCAAATCGAATGATACAACCCAATCATACATTCCGACCTTTGGTTCTTTGACATAAGCACCAGCATACTGAGCATTCTTAGATGAAACTTTTTTCTGCGGTACAACGATGCCTTTCTTTATCAGATGATTGTGTGTTAGTGTGTCCCACATTCTCACTTGTGTAAAGACATCGGTGAGATTCACTTTCGCATCATATGCAAGGGCTAACACCATGTCAAGAAACTTCATCTTGTCATCGATACGACCAACCAGTTCAACGTCTTTGATGTTATACTCAATAAACTTTTGAAAGTTCAATCGATATAACTGATGAAGATTTTCAAACTCGCTGTAATCAAGTTTCTTTTCGCCAAGTTCTACAAATGCAATGTGATTCAGACTAAAGCTTTCTTGCTGAGAGTAAGTAAACTTTTTGTATAGCTCAATGTAATCAAGAATAGCAATGCCGACAAGATCAAACGCAGTTTGTTGTCTGTTATGAATTGTTGTTGTTCGTTCACCAATCATCTTCCAAGGCGACAATCTCTTGGCAGTGTTCTCACCCATCAATCGATTGATTCGATTATACAGATACGGAATATCAAAGAACTGAATGTTCCAGCCAGTCACAATGTCTGGTGATTCAATCTCCCAAGTCTCAAGAAATTTCATGATGAGACTATTCTCATCGCGGCATTTGAAGTAGACTACATCGTCACGATGATTTGTGAAGTCTCCGCAGCCGAACACCATGAACTTGTTTTGAATCTTGAATGTGATTGCAGTGATTGGTTCACTCGCCACTGATGGCTCTGGAAAGCCATTCTCTGATCCGACCTCAATGTCTAGATTGGCAATTCGAATGTATGAGGTGTCGTATGGAACTTCATTCGGATACTGTTCATTGATATAGACATAAGCGAAGTTTGTCGATCCATATATCTCGAAATTCTCTACGCCCTCATACTTTCGAATAAAATCGCTGGCATCTCGCATCGTTCCGAGTTCAATGGGCGAAACTGATTTGCCAAAGAGAGTCTTGTATTCAGACTCTTTGCCTGGCTTTGATGGCACGAACAGAATTGGATTATATTCTTTTCTGATTTGAAAACGTTTACCGTTCTCATACCCACGCTCAAGAATATAATTTCCTGCTCGACTGAAGTGAGTGTAAAATTTCATTAGACAATGAGATTATTTTTTGCTACGACAATTCCTGCACCGAAGATTTCATTGTACTTGTTTTGAATGTTGATGTCAACACCAGCGATATAGATGATAAAGTCTCGACTGATTTTGACTGATTTGTCTTCCGAGAACATAAGCATTGGTTGCATGTTCAATCCTGGCTTGCCATTGGCTGCCATGGCAAGACCTAGAAGACAAGGATTTTCAATGTGAATATTGTTTTGATCTTGGTCTTTGATAACGCCAACAAAATCTTCACCTGTGATCAATTTGAACAATCTAACGTCGCTCATAATAACTCCATGAAATTAGAAGGGGGCTTGCGCCCCCTATTTTTATTCTGCTAGAAGTTGTTTCTCTTTAGCAGGTTTGCTTGCAGTAGTTTCCTTGACTGCAATTTTCTTTGGCTTTTTATGTTCTGGAATGAACATGTCAAGCCAGATGCGAAGCATGCCGTTAATCATCTCGGCATCTTTAACTTCCAAGTTGTCGTTCAGTAAGAACGTTCTTGTGAAGTTACGATTTGCAATGCCTTTGTAAATCCAATGATCAACTTCTGCGTCATCTTTTGATGTTCCCTTGACAACTAGTTTGCCGTCAACAAGTTCGATTTCAATTTCAGACTTGCTAAATCCAGCAACAGCAAGTTCGATAATGTATCGATCTTCAGCAACTTTTTTAATGTTATATGGGGGATAGTTTGGAATACCTTTGGTCAAATCGTCGTGCATTTTTGCTAGACGGTTGTATTGATCATCGAAACCGACATAGAGTTTATCGAAATCTTTGAACAAGTCGCGGCCAAATACATCTTTGAGATATGTCATTTTAGTCTCCTTTTAAGCAAGATTAAACTTTGACGTATTCGTCTTTGTGGCATCCGCAGTCTGGACAGAGCCAAAACTGAGGAAGGTCTTTCCACTTTTTACCTTCTTTTTCTTCATCGTACTCATGACCACAAACATCACACACATATACTTCATATGATTCCATGATTTCTCCTTTTCAGCGAGATAAAAATTGTCACCCCGAAGGCGTGACAGGCAGTTTTACCTAGGGTGCCCAGCCTAGTCCCATCCCGAATGAGATGGTCTAGTATGTATTTATACTAGACCAGGTGATGCTAGATCACGATTGCCATGCCATCCGACGGGAAATGAAGTATACGGTGCGGCCGCTCTTGTTTTGTTCGGTGCGAATGCGATAACCTTCTTGACGAAGTTCGCTCATGCGGGCACGGAGATTACCGATGCCGAAGAGTGCGCGGGCTTGAGGTGCGGTGAGGCCGCGATTCTTGCCGCGAAGGAAGGTGACGAGGGTTTGGTTCTGGGTCATGCTGGTTTTAACGAATGCCATAATTATACTCCGTTTCAAATCAAGTTAAGAATTAGTGCTGTCTTTGCACTGTTATAATTCTCTCATAATTTATATGAGAAGTCAAACAATTTTCGGTTAACGTTTCATTGTTGCCGAAAACATCCAAATGTGCTTCGATAGAGCATCGATCCGACCGGCGATAAAGTCGCTCAGGCCATAAGTTTTGCTCTGCTCAGAGAGTTCAAAGAGAGGAATTAGTTGTGCTTTGCAGGTATTGAGGTCTTGAAGAGTTCTAGAAATCATCGTCATTGCATCGGCTACCATTATTTCGTCGGCAATCTGAGACAACTCGGTGAATCTGGAAAAACTTCCTGGTGTGTATGCACCCAAGGCACGAATTTCTTCGGCAAAAACGTCAACACTATCTGAAATTTCTTGATAAAGTTCACCGAAAAGCTTGTGATACTGCACAAAGTCTGGACCTTCTACGTTCCAATGATAGTTTTGTGCTTTCAATTGTAGTGCGTATGCATTTGCTAGGGCAATTTTCATACCTTGAATAAGTTCTTCCATTATGTTTCCTTTAAAGTTTCGAGTATAACTTATTTATGATCGAATGTCTATAGTCCGTATCGACTTCTAGAAGAAATATAGTTTTGATAAATTTCGGATGCGGTCAATGCCCTATTATAAATTCGAACGTCTGATAATCGACCTGGAAACGCACTATCGCCTGAAGTATTTTGTGCACCAATCGCAATATCCATATTTCCAGAAGATGTTATTGATTTCCCCGCATCATTAGCAGAAGCGTTTAATACTCCGTTGAAATAAGTTTTCAGTCCAACATTATCATAAACTCCTGTGATATGATGCCATACATTAGTGGATAAAGTTTGACCACCATCTATTGCGTAAACCCCAGACACACCACCATCATATTGCCAAAATATTCTACTGCTAGGATTAATTAGTAAACATATTCCATTTTCTACATTCACTTTATTAGATATAATACCCGCCCAATAATTCGGCGCGGAAGTTCTATAAACCCAAGCTGAAAAAGTACAAGAATTTCCGATCAAAAAGTTCATTCCATTTGTGATGTATCCAAAATCATTTGTTCCGTCAAGAACTAATGCTCCACTATTGTTTGAATTATATGATAAACCATTTGTTAAAATTAAATGATTATTTCTTCCACTTAAATCCAACATTGAGGGAAAAGTTCCTCTTTCCATTTTCAAGTTTGTATAGTATCGATATCCTGTGTATGCACTACCACCATATCCAACGAACCAAGCAAAATCATTATTGTAATCACTCGGTGTGGTGATTAGATCATAACAATACTTCCAAGTAATGCCGTTCACAACAACCGTTTTTAAAACTGTTCCTATACCAATTCCAAGTGCAACGTGTGCGCCAGAACTACTATGTGCCCTACAGTGAAACATTCTGCTTCCGTCTGCGCAACTATAGTCACTAGATTCTGCATACCAACCACTTAAACAGTATGCTGTACTTGCAACTAATTGTGATGTAAGGTTGATTTGATATTCGGTATAAGCAACAGTGCCTGTCTGTCTTAGTACAAACGCACTGTCTCCAGGATTAGGAAACGCAATTACTTCATTCGTTGGATTACTACCACTCTCGTAAGGCATACCAGAGCCATCACCAAACGCACTATTGGTATAGAAGTTTGATGAAAAGACTGTTTGGTTTTTGATTGTTCCTGCATCCATGCAGAAAACTAAACCATTAGCGACTCCGTTTGGTCCTGATGAAGAACTCATAGTCCGTATCTTCCTTTCCAAGAAATCCAATTCGACGATACTTCAGTTTGAGTAAATGGAAAATTGTAGACTTTTATTGTTGAGCGTCTACCAAAAAATTTCCATCCGTATAGTGTTCCGAACAAGCATCCGCCACCATCATAAACACTAGTTCCTGAAGTATTATTTGTATTTCCTGTTCCTATTAAATTTCCATTTATATAAAACGAAAAAGTGTTTGCTGATCTATTCCAAACCATTGTTCTAAGTCGCCATGTGTTAAATGTATTATATGGGCTAGGGACAGTAAAGATAATTTCGTCTTCATACGATCCACCAGAACTGCTTGACATGCCCATTTTAAAAGAGCCTACACCTATACCATGTTGCCAATCAAATCCTGTCGCTCCACCACCATAGGCACTATCACTTACAACAGACCCGCCGTCGGCCTCTGGATAATTCGTTGAATATGTATATACAGATTCCTCTATTGTCCATCCTCCAGTAGTTGTACTGAAAGTATTATTAATAGTTGTAGAATTTGATGTTGAGATATAAAAAAAATCAGAAGTATTAGAAGAATTTTGAAGCCATGTATTCGACTTCTCTCCCAGATTAATTGTTCCATGATTGCCATTTCCGCTCAGATCATACCATGTGGTTCCACTTCCTGGATAGCTTTTAACATTAGCGGCATCATACGACAAAATCAGTCCCGACAACACCGTTTTTGCTCCATGAAACAAGCTCATATACCATACCTTCCGCGTAGGGCTTGAAAATTTTGCGCGATCTCTGCCGCGCTTAATGCTTTTTTGTATGCCTTGATTACCGATAGTTTTCCAGTATATATGCCGCAGCAAGGACTGCGCACAATTCCAGGTGCAGACGCATTCTGTGCTGTCTGTGATGCAGGTAAGCCTAGGTAATCCTGATATACTCCATCCAAGTACAATAAAACTCTTGGAGAGCCAGCCACAGAGCCTGTTCTATTGAACACTGCAACTACCTGATGCCATTTGTTGTTATCAAAAGAACTGGTATATGCAGCAGCGCCCTCTGTGTAATCAGGACCACATAGAGCATATATTCCATTCGTGCCAACACCAAATCTGAATCCATCACCACCGCCGGCGTTACTTATCAGTCCAACTTGACCAGAAGAAGAGTTAACATTTTTAACCCAAACTTCAAACGTGTAATCTCCTGTGCTATTGGTAATAGCACCACTAAGACTAAAACCTAGAGAAGAATCTGCCGAATAACTGCCTGATGCTGTCGCAAAGTTAAAACATCTAGTAACATCAGTTTCAAAAGGTACAGAGCCAAACATAGAAGCAGTAATACCACTCGAACTTAAATCGGTCCATGTGGTTCCGCTGCCAGGATAACTTTTTGTGTTACCTGCATCCAAACACAAGGATAAATTCTCGGTGACCGATCTAGGACTGTAAAAAATTGCCATATTACATCTCAGTAGGTCTCATCGGCAGCGTCCACTCTTCATTGCTGAGAATAGCTAAGATTTCTTCGTGCGTATATGGGCCCTCTGCGCCTGTGAGTTCTAGTGTAGAAGCAGGTCTTTCACCTTCCCACTTCACAAATGTCTTTGTGCCATCTACACTTTTTCTTACTGTGTCGGCAGATGATTCTAACACTTCATTGAAGTTTACTTTGTCTAACTCTGAGACTGAAAAGATTAAATAATTTCTATCGTTGTACATTATGTTCTCCTGATTAAATAACATTATATCTATTTCTATGCGCTTTATACTGTACGTTCACCTGTGAAGCAGTATGAGCAACATCATTATAAACTTGCATTGAACCCATGTCTCCGGAATAATATCCCCACCCCCAAAACACTCCAACACTGCCCATATTTCCGCCGCCTAATACTCTAGGTGAAGATACTGTCAAAACATAATCTTGTACACCGTTGACATACATGGTCATCGTTGTTGCACTTGATCTTATAAATGCAAGATGCTGCCACGTTCCTGTGTTAACAGACGCACCAGTGCTTGTATAGTAGTTCCACTGTCCATCGTATTGAAGATAATATAGTTTTCCACCATTTAATCCGTACCCGACGTTTACTGGTCCACCGCTCCAATGAGAGAAAAATCCCATCTGAGCAGATGATGTTGTTCGTATCCAAAAGTATACGCTGCATACTGTTGACAGTAATACTGGCGTGCTTGTATTACCAGTGACACTATCTTGCATAGAAAAATAATCGTTTGTCCCATCAAACGACATATAGCCTAGATGGTCTGATCTAAATATTGGGCCGTTGTTCAGTGTGCTATTTACATTTCCTTGTAAATCATATGCAGTAGAAGAGCCAGAGGTGAATGATAGTGGTCGAGCAAAATCTATAGCATATGTTAAATTGGTGGGTATTAAACCTACTAGAGAATTTTGTCTCGACTGATTCGCCCAATTTGTAGAAACTCCGTGATTTAGTCCCATTTCTATACTCCGTACCTTCCACGTAATGCTTGAAAGTTTTGTATCACTTGTTGTGTGGATAACGCGAGATTATAAAATTTTACGTTACTGATTGAACCAGACCAATATGCCCCGCCGCCAGTCCAATCATAAATTGATCCGCCTATTTTTACACTGTTGCTCTTATTGACGTTTGTAGATGCATTAGTCCATGTATTAGTAGAAATTAGTACGCCATTCGCATATAGATATAATTCATTAGCGGTATGTGACCAAACAACTGTAATATTTTTCCATACGTTAGCTTGAAAAACAGAAGACACTTCTGGAGTAGGCCCGTTGCCATGACCTCCTCCAGTATCCCAATACACAAAGCCTAAATTACTGCCGTTTTGTCTTACTTGCCATTCCCAATCTAACCCTTTGCCTATTATGCCTCTAGTTTGGGAAACAGTTGATGGCTTACACCAAAAATCTATAGACGCACTATTTGTATTGTTCCAACTTAAATCTAAACCTGTATCTATGTAATCGTCTGTAGCATCAAAACTAAAAGTGCCATCCGAAGCATACGATAAATTTTGTGCGGTGATAGTATTATTATTTGTTAAATCTAAAATAGCCTGTGTGTTTGATCTTGTACCATCTACAAACGGTGAATAAATTGAACCTGCTTCCATTTGAGGCTCTTTCAATTCAAAGATATGATTGTACGTCGTGTAATCATCACCGTCCTGCATAAACCATAAAACTCTTGTTGTATTAGCAGGCGTTGTTAAAGTAATAAAAGCTGTTTGCCAATCCTCTTTATCAGTAATACCTAATTGTGCTGTAGTAGCAAATGACATCGTGCTTATGTAGCTGACGCCATTATAAGCTTGAATTTGAAAACGTAAGGTGGGCGCGCCTGCTATTTTTCTATATTTTACAGAAAATGTATATGTTGTACTTGCTGATACACCTTCAATATATGTATTTTGACGAGTATTTTGATTTATATCAGAGATTGTACAATAATAAGTGCTATTAATAGTACGTGTTCCAATATTACCTTGACCTGAACCATCAACTGACCATGCTGCCCACGAAGGATTTACTAAATTTGTGGTAGGTTTACCTTTCCAAGACTTCTCGGTGTTATTCGCATCATAACAGAAAACCAGACCACTAGTAGAAATTTCTGGACCTGAGAATGCACTCATATGCTATATCTTCCACGATGAGCTTGAAAATTTTGTTGTATATCGGTGTTCGAAAATTTAAATCCATATATTTTTACCACACTAATTCTTCCACTGTACCATCCAGATGATCCTCCTCGACTACCGAGATAAAGTGTATAGTTACCAAAGCTTCCTGAGCTAGTCGAAGTGCTTGTAGGATATCCAGGACCAGTAACAAAATTTACTAAATTACCATCGCAGTATGTCAGTCTTCCTGTGCTATCGGATACTTTAGAAAAAATATTAACATGTGTATTCCAAACAAATCCAGCCGTTTGTATTGCTGGCGGAGAATGTAAATAATTTCTTACTGCAACACCATTATGATTAGTGTGATGCATGCCTGAAGAGAAACTATTTCCGTCGCTATTAACAGATAACCCCCAAGCACCGCTGTTTGAATTCCAATCCGCACTATGCTCAATCAGCATCGATGATGGGCCTCCAGCTAACCTAAACCATATTTCGCATACTATGTAATCATATGAACTAAGATTTATAGTATTTGTAGAAGCAGCAAAATCATTGAAGCCATCGAATACAATTGCACCGTCGAGAAATCCGATACCATTGTAAAGTGTAAAATGATTACCGTTTCCACTTATATCAAACCAAGTGCTTCCACTGCCAGGGTAACTTTTTGTGTTGGCTGCATCTAAACACAGCACCAATGCGTTTGTAACGATTCTAGGACTATGATTAAGTGCCATTTTTATAATCCGTATCTTCCGCGAAGAGCTTGATAATTTTGTCGAATTTCTGCCGCTGACAAAGGACGATTGTATAATCTAACAGAAGAAATATTTGAACTACTAGGATATCCGCCGGCATTATAGTCGCCTATGTATGTTGTTGCAGTATATGTTGTTGGCTGATTAGTCATTACCTGCGTAGCCTCTTGAGAGCCATTGACATAAATCGTCATATTTGCCCCATCGAAAGTACCAACAACATGATACCAAACACCAGTTGTAAATACTGTAGTCGAATATATCACACTATATGATGATGCCGTTGTTCCTATAACTTCCCACCTCATTTGATTAGTGCTTCCTGGCATCCAAAAATTTACATAAGACGATGAATTAAATCCGAAAAAGCCTTGATTTCGATTTATGGCATTCAGTTTTATCCAGGACTCTAACGTTCCGCCTGATGAGAAATTAAATTCTCTTGAAGTAATAACGATTCTATCGTCGATTCCATCAAATAAGATACTTCCTCTGTTAGAAGAATTATATGACGGACCGTTGGTTAATGTTCCATCATTTCCGCGAAGGGTTAAATCATTCCATGCGTTTCCGTTTTGATTATAAAAAGGACTAAAGTTCGTAGCGGCACTTCCTCTTTCTAGTTGCAGTCCGTCAACCCACATTGTTACACCTGTATTATAATTATCTATGCGCACCTGAACAAATGCAGTAGTTCCTTGCGTCATCGTATACGACCCCGACACTCTGGTCCAGCCAGTAGTTACGCTATAAAATGTTTGTCCAAGTGCTGTGTAATTGCCAGAAGAGTTTGCTTCAAATATCATCAAAGAAGCAGTGTGTGACGTTGCGCCTTTTACCCAAAAACTAAATGTCCAAGTTTGTCCTATCGCTGCCGGAGCAAGATTCCATGTAGATGAATTATAAGTGCCTGTATACGCACTAGAACCACTAGTAACTATTTTTAGTGGAACACCTCCGACAGGACTATCGGTAACAGAACTATCTCTAGATAGAGTCATTTGATACCCACCACCAGGACCGAACCAAGTATGTGAATCCAAAGGTTGAGGAAATACATTCAGACTGTAGCTTTTCATATTAGCGGAATCAAGGGAAAAAATTACTCCGCTGGTTGAAACTCTAGGACTGTAACTTATACCCATCAGAAACTCTCTCCACAGATATGATTTTCCGTGATTGCTCTGATGGCACGAACGTATTCAAATGATGTCAAATTATTCTGTTGAAGAACCATGTCTACTGAATTCCAAAATCCATCGATGACTTCCTGTGAGCATTCGCAACTACATATAGCGCGATATGGCACATATCCAAATGGTGCATTGTTGAAATCTATTTCACTTTCAACATCGCCTTGTATCATGCCTTGCGTCGTTAATATTTGAAAAGTGTATTTCATTATCTTACCATTATCATGTATTGATTGGTTCCGCCATGTGTTAATCCATTGGAGACATAGGTATTGTTTTCAAAGTTTCCGCTACCGTCAGTAGTTGATCCTCCGCACCATGGACCAGCGTAATAGAAATTTGCGCCACAGTATGTAGTGACCATAGAAGTAGGCACACCACCATACCCTGCAAATCCGCAACAATCTCGCATGTAGTAAATATTGCTACTAGTTCCTGTTACAGGATAACCTATTGCGCCTTGCATACCAGGAAATGAATCCGTTCCGTAGACTGCGGTGTTACTTTTTAGTGTTGATGTTGACGCACCTTGTTGAGTATCGCTAGTCAAAAAAGTAGTGTAGCTTATATCAAACCTTTTGTATATGAAAGGTCCCCAAGCATTATTATTTATGTTCGCTCTGTTGCCAAATATAAACTCTGTAAATGTTCTACTGGTTGCATGCCAATATGTCCACCATCCGGCTTGATATGCTTGCGTGAAATCTTTTACTGAGCCTATTGGACCACCTTGCCAGCCCCAATTCTGCCCATTGTAATTCACTACCGACGGATGGCTTCTTGCTATCATCATCCAGCCACCGCCGTCTGTAGTCATGTCGCACCAGACTAGTTGTCCAGAATTATTTCTTCCATTTGGCCATAGCATGTAATAATTATCTTTTTGATAAAGATAAGGATATTTTTCAAGTAATTCTTTAGCGGTGGATGCCTTAGAGGTGTCTTGATTATAAACTAGTGCCATAGAAATTTAGTCCCTTCTTTTTTTATTTCCTATGTTGTACTTAGCAACTAGTTCCCATTCATTACGTTCAGAATATGCAATGATCTTAATCTGAGAAAGTGGAGCAATTAAGTCCCGTGTGACACTCTTGTCAACTAGAGACACAAGCCCCCATTCTTCTAATAGGTTTACGATAGTATTTCTTCGAGCAACATCGTTGTCATCGAAGTCTGTTGGTTTGCCATCAAGTCCGAAAAGTTCTTTGAAGTGTACAATGTAATATTTGCCACGTTTATGTAGAATATGACAAGATTGATAAAGCTTCTTTTCTTTTCTCGATGCAACCCCGATTCTTGTTAAAGTTTCTCTGACCTTTAAAAAATCGTCTTCCGAAGGCAACAAAACTTCAACTAATGTTTCCACGCTTATGGTCATGCTTTTTCTCCTTGGTGTTCACCCCACCTTTTTCTAATTTATTTTTTATTAATTGTATTTGATCACCATTGAGAATTCTCAATATTTCTTTAGCTTTTCGTTTGCTACACTGATAATATTCAGTTAATATATCGAGGTCCTCAATCTTCTCTTCCTTAAGCCATTTTGAGTATCTTTTCCTAGGCCTAAGTGTATTTAGTAAATAATTGAACTGAGGACTTCCATCAAGCGAGGCGCGTAGATTCATCTCATTGACGTAGAGAATTGAGTCAGGAAAGAAAGACAAGCCTCTATTTACAATAAAGGCATTGTATGATTTTTCAGCAAGATCGTCATTGTCTGTGCCGCGCATCAGGTTTTCTTTTGTCTCTGATGCTGCCCTTATGAAGTCAAAGGGATTCATTTGAATTCACATGCCGCCATCACTTCAGTCAGAAATGCGGCAAGATTGATTTCTTGGTCTGCTACGAAAGCCGCCTTGTACTGATAGTCGGCGAGCAACAGAACCATCTGAGGCACAGAGTTAGGCTGAAGAATATCGACGATGTTATTGTAGAAAGTACGAAACAGAGAAGTCGAATCGTTGTCAATGTTATCAGCCACCCATTTTCGCATCGTGGAAAAATCTTTGGCTTTCAGTGCAGAGACTAGAGACTGGAAGGATGCGTCCGACATATTGGCTAGAATGCCAGTGTCGATTTGACCAGTGGCTGCATATCGCTGAAGTTCATTCAATGTGCGGCGAAAGTCTGGAAAGTGTCGCATGATCAACTCAGGCAACACCTTAGACTCGAACTTTACATTTTCATTCTTTAGAATTGTCATCACACGGCCAAAGAACTGTGTTGCAAGTTTCGGCCTGTCTGATTTATTAATCTTGAAATGAACAACAGAGCACCTGCTGTGCAAAGGTTCAATGATGCGATTCAGAAAATTACAAGTAAGAATGAAGCCGCAGTTAGCGGAGAATTCTTCCATGAAGTTACGCAATGCTGGCTGAGTGCTTTGCGGATTCAGATAGTCTGCTTCATCGAGGATGACATACTTACGTCCACCACTGAACGAAACAGTAGATGCGAACTGCTTGATTTCGTTGCGCAGTGTATCAATGTTGCCATTCATGCTACCATTGATAATAATGTAAGTCGCACCAACTTCTTCAAGCATGGCCCTGGCAACAGTAGTCTTACCGATGCCTGGGCCGCCTGACAGAATCAGATTTGGAATGTTTTTGTCATCGACAAACTTTTGAAAAGTTGATTTCAGTTCTTCAGGAAGAATAGTCTCCGCGATTGTTTTCGGTCGATAACGTTCGACCCATAGAAAGTCTTCGAGCATAGTTCACTCCACACATAATAAAATACAATGATAACTCAAATCGACAACGAAATCAATTCTGCTCAGTCTTCGTTACCGTTTCATAGAGAGAACTAATATCGTCAAGTTCTTGTTGAACTTCTTGGAAGTTTTGCTTGTGATAGATTTTGGCAAGCTTGCGCATGTACTTCTTAGGAATCTTCTGATTGTCTTGCACAGTCTGAAGAATGTCTTTTACCAAATCTTTCTCTGCTTCGATTCGAGTATAACTCGAAGAGATTTCTTTGAGTGCATTCTCGATAGCCTTTCGATCAGCACTGGAGGAGGGAACAATCACGTTTGTAGTTGCAGTCATAATATATCCTTTTCAATTACTCAACAAATTTAGAACCAGCTTCAGTTGCAATCCAATATTGAATCTTGCCGTTTGCAGTTTTGAAATGTGCCACACCCTTAGATGAAATGGCAACGTCATAGTTCTCAGATAGCAATTTAAAGTTCTCAGTCACAAAGATCATATTGAATTCAGATTGAGTTTCACCAACATCAATCGAGAAAACGTCAGAGTCTTGATTCTTAACATCGATAGCAGCAATCGAGATTTTGCTGCGGTCGCCTCGAACGCAGACATTAGGCAAGCCCATCACACCAGCAAGCTTCAAAATCTGCGACAGAGTGGCTTGCGGGAGAGAAAAATTCACTTCGGCGTTTTCTACGTTCAAGTCTTTTTCTGGTGGCGCAATGATCAAAGATTCATCAGAGAGTCCGTAGTTGGTTACGGATGAATCTGACTTGATCTTTAGGCTCTTTGCGCCATCGTTAACAATGATGTTAGGGTCCTTAAGAGAACTGACAACAGCAAGAAAACGATTTAGATCATAGATGCAAATCGTGTTGTCAAAGCTTTCTGTAATCTCAACCTTAGCCAAAAGGTTCTGAAGCTTAGAAATTGTTCGAAGAGTGTTTCCATTACGAATGATGATTCCTGGATTGATTGATGCAAAATTTTTCAATACAGAAATCGTCGTTTCACTTAGTATCATCATTAATCTCCATGTTCCTCAAATTCGAGGGGTAGTATTTCTCAAACTCATTAAGCGGCAATTCCATTTGATCCGTTTGATTTTCTTCATGTTCTAGGTCATGAACATACAACATTATAATCGCATAGTGAATAATTTTCAAGATGTCTTTACGATTATAGCCATTCTTCTTACCATACCTCTGAGCATACTTGATGACATTGCCTCTTGTGAAGCCAATGCCATCACCGTTGTCGATGATGAATTCAGTGGTTTGAATTCCATCAAGCCCATTTGCATAATGCTCAGTGTATGTTGAATCAATGTATGTCTTGAGTTCTTTTAGCAACTCATCTTCATTGTATTTGTACATGTTCACCTCAACGCTTTGGAGAATCTTTGCTGGCAGTGGGCGATGCGCCAATGGTTGCAATTGCGGCTAGACTACCACCGAAGATATACGTGCCTGCATGTTTAAGCTTGACCCAAGGAAGCATCCAAACTTTAGAGCCAGACTTTCGAGCATATTGGCAGAACATATAGTCTTCTGACAAATAACGTTTTGAGTCTGGATCAATCACGCAGTCAAAGTATGCCATGATCTCTCGGCTACCATCAAATGCTTTAGTGCGAACGTGGTCTGGCTTATAGAGCCGTTCTGGATAGTCTCGGTCCATACGTTCGAATGCTTCACGTTTGATTAGCATGAAGCCAGTGCCACCCTCTTTTACTTCAACGGGTTCATCAACACGAAACTTTTGAATGCCATCAACGGGATTGAAAACATAGTCGCCAACAAACTCCTCAAGCAAAAGAGGATTTTTATCAGCATAGCCTTTGTCTACAGCAAGCTTGATTTTTTCCCATGAGATTGCTTTCTTTGGATACGGACCGCAGATGATGTCCATGTTGTCATTGTTGATAGCATAGTGATGAAGAACCAAAACATCTTGGGCTTCAAAGTGGATATCGCTATCGATGAAAAGAAGGTGGTCATAATCACTTCGGAGAAATTCATCAGCAAGGTAGTTCCTCGCGCGTGTGATCAATGATTCATTAAACATAAAGAAAAGCTTGGCCTCAATACCATACTTGGTACACATAGTCATGAGGTCTGCAATTGCTTTAGTGTAAGAGCCGTGACACATACCACCGTACATAGGTGTGGCAATAAAAAGCTTCTTGGTTCTCAGTTGTTCTAGGTTCAATTCAATTTCCATAGTCACTCCATAAAAAAATACACTCTGATTATATATGCAAAAAGAGGCCTTTTTCAAGGCCTCACTTTGATTTGTACCGCTCAGATTAAGCGGCTTGCACTGCCTCTACTGGCGCAGGCTCAACCGCAGCCGGCTGGGCATCATTGTCAATCTTGGTGTAGAGGTCCAAGAAGGAAGTTTTTGTTTCGTTATCGAAGCGGTTGATACAGTATTGAATCGCATCAACTTTGTTTCCGAAGATTGCGAAAGCTTCAGCAATATGCACAAGACGGCGAGTGGAGATCAACTCATCAATCGCACCCTCTTCAAAGGTCTTGCGAATAATGTCTGCCCACTTGACAAGGTTCTCGGCAAACGCATCGTCATTCAAACCAAGACTATCGAAAACTTTTTTCATAATCTTGATTTCGACTTTAGTGTCGGGATACTCTTGCTCAACGGTGATCGGAAACCGCTCAAGGAAAGCATCATCGAGAATCGTGGCAGCCATGTAGCGACCAGTATCGTCGCCTTTGCCTTTGGTGTTCGCAGTAGCGACAACCGTGAAGCCGTTTGCCTTTTCGACAAACTCACCCGTTTTCTTGATGAGAATGCCTTTTCCTTCAAGGACGCCTTGCAAGCAAATTAGTTTGTTAGAACCGCGGTCAATCTCATCGAGAACCAAAACAGAACCACGCTTCATGGCCTGAATGACAGGGCCATCAAACCATTTCGTTTCACCATCAATCAGGCGAAAGCCACCGATCAAATCATCTTCATCGGTTTCGGGAGAAATATTCACTCGCAAGAATTCACGTTTGGATTGCGCACAAGCTTGCTCAACCATGAAGGTCTTGCCGTTGCCAGAGAGGCCTGAAACGAACACGGGATAGAATCGATTGCTGGCAATGATCGATTTCATCTTATCGAAGAATCCAAAGGGAACATAGAGGCTGTTCACTTTGGGAATAATCGCACCCTCTTCAACACGACCGACTGAAGAAATTTTGGCAAGCGGCTTTGCTACCACAGGAGCAGCCACAGGCGCAGGTTGTTTGGGAAGTTCTACCACGTTAGAAACACCAGAAAGGTTAATATTAAATTCATCGAGAGGCAGGCGGTACGTGCCGCGACCGACTCGATATTTATCAGACTCAATCCAGAAGTGCCGAGCAAAACCTTCATTGGTCATCGAAACCAACTGCTGGCGAGTTACAACGGAACCGAAACGTTTGGCGGCTTCGGTCAGAAAGGTCACTTTATCAGATTGGCTAAGCATCACAAAGTCCTTGAAAATCAACAGTACATAGGGAGAATAACACGATTTCGGCGGTGTGTCAAGAGATTTTTTCGACTACTTTCGAGAGAAGAACCCGATTGATGACCCGATTCTGGTTCATCTTGAGAAAAGCACCACGAAGACGGCGAGCATTGAACGAAGTGTTGTTTTCTCCCAACAGATCGTCCAGGTTCTCATCTTCAACTTCCAAATCCTTACCGCCAGGAATCAGGAAGTATTCATCGTAACCATAGTTTTTTACGCCATAGAACTTTTCTTCCTTGAATTTTTTGAAATTCTCTTCCATGATATCACAACCGAACAAGCCCATGGCATGATCAAAGTCGCGGCGTTTCTTTGGAAGAATATAGAAGCCGATGAGATTGCATCCAGTTCGATCCTTTAGAATGTTCAGAAGAACAGGAGTAACACCCTTCGATCCAATCATGTAACGTTTGTTCGTTTGCTTATCGAAAATATACGATGATTGACTGATGGTCGATTCAGACAAAGAATAAAAAGAACCACGCATGCACAACGAAGAGGAGTCCTCGCCGTCGGTCAAGAAAACTACGTTTACGATTTCAGTTTTGTATTCTTTTCGGAAAGAATTCACAATACGGCTACTTGCGAAAATCGTATTGTTCAGAGGTGTGCCGCCAAGCCCCATAGCAGGGTTCAAATTCGACCGAAGCCGAGAGAACGCTAAATGGCTAACCGAAGCCAAGTGCAACAGGTCATTTGCCATGGTTCGAAATTCTGAAATTTTCATCCGACTAGAGAAAAGGTTCAGAAGATTGAAATGGCTATCCATCATCACCGAATTGGTTTCAAGGGAAGATTGAATACCATTGTCATGATGATTCCGCTCTTCAGAGTGGCGAAGATATTCGGTAGAGAATGCATAGACCTCATACGGCACTTTGATTTTCTGACAGAAATAGATTAGTGACAATAACTGTTCGACGGTGCCGAGCAAATTATCACCCATTGAACCAGACCAGTCCAAGAACAAAACCAATCCGTGATTCTTGCCAGCAGGAATCGAACCGAACTTACGAAAGATATCGTCATTAAACTTGTAGGTATGAAGCTTGTTAGTGTCAAGCACACCACTATCAGAAATCACCATGCGGCGAAGTTCGGCAGCCTTTTTGCGAAGTTCAAATTCTTTGACCATGTATAGAATAGAATTCTTGATTTTCTTTTCAAAGGCCATAATTTGACTTGGCGAATCCGCAACAATCTTCTTACCGATATCATTGAACACGGTACCGACAAGTTTTTTGAAGGGAACGATAAGCCGTTTCGGCTCGACACTTTGATCGGTAGCGAGATTGCCAACGCGAATAACTTTGTCAGATGACGCCATTTTCTCCAGGGATTCCTGAAGCTTTTGATCCGTTAGAGACTTGATTTCATCACCATAGGCACCAACCTCATTCGGAGGTAAGGCATAATCAGCACCATCGTTTTCCGAATACTCATCATCAAAGTCTTCAGAATCATCGAAATCATCGAAATCAAAATCGTCACCGAAATCATCGTCGTTTTTGCCAGAGAGCCGTTCAGCCATTTGCTCGGCAAACTCTTGCATCTCTTCTTTTTTGTCTTCCATCTCTTGCTTGCAATACTCGAAAATTTCTTTGCTAACTCGAACAACATCATCGAAAGTATTGCAAGTTTCAACTTTGTCAACGAACGATTGTTCGGTGCTATCAAAGTCTAGACTGAGCATTGAGCCAATCTTGAAATGAAGATTGATTCGATCAATCAACAGAAGACCATCAAGGTTTTTGTTCTTCACGCCGAAGAAATCCATACGCATAAAGTCTTGATAACCTTTGCTGAAGGATCGCTTGAGGCCAGGGTAACGGTCTTTGATTTGCCGTTCGATACGGGCATCTTCGACAACGTTTAGGAACGTGCCAAAGCCGCTTGGCATACCGTCTTGAACTGAGCCGTATTCAACAGGCGTAAAGATAGCATGGCCAACCTCATGACCGATAAAGAGGTCATGCATATCGTTGGTCATATCGTTAATGACTGGAAGAGTCAACGTGCGAGTTCCAACGTGAAAACTCGCGGTCGGAGTTTTTACATACTGAACATTGATGTTCTCGGTAGCCAGAAGCCTAGCGAGATTTGACTTAGAAATTTGATTGTTTTGCATAACTTTCTCTCTCAGTATGTATGTATCATAGCATGCTGGGATCGATATGTCAAGCCGCGGCTGTTGCAAATTTACAACAGTTTTTCATCAGAGTGTTCATCTCGATATCGGTATCCGATTCAGCAAGGCGCGTGGCAGTGGGAACGTCAATCTTGGGATCGACAACCTCACAGTTCCGTGCCCAAACCCAAACAATATTTTTGTGAGTAGGATACTGCTTGCCGTTTCGTGCGGTGTAGGTAGTCATCTCATCATCGAGTGCAATGCCGAATTTCATCTCAAGATTGGAGCGCCATCCCGTAGTGTAGGGGCGTTCAATTGCAACCACGACCTTGCCTACAGTGCCTTTGGCAGTGCGCCCAGAAACAACCTTGACAACAGAACCTTTCTCGGCAATCTTGGAGTTCTGAATCGCTCGATTCATACGGTGTTCGAAGTGTCGATTGTAAACAGCCTGCCGAATATCAGCAGCCAGGCTTTCAATATCACCGTCGATAGTATACTCAACATCATCATCGAGCCACACGGACTTGATGGTTTTGCTTTCTGCATCCCAGTAGTAGGCGCTTGTGATCCACTCCCAAACGTCAGACATTACACGCTCAGAGTTACCCTGAGTGTACAGAGTAGTGCCGACACCAACCACTTTGGTTTCGCGGATCGGACCCAGATTGGCATCGTAACCAACAGTGCGAGTGAACTTGATCATTTCAAAGCCTTTTTAATCTCAACAGAATCTATTCTACTCTGATTGCAGGATTTGTCAAGCACTATCGAAACTGTTGTTAAAATACAACAGAATGTGTGGGGTAAAAACTACTGTATTCGTATACAGTGGTTTCAACTTTGGTTGACATGCCGATTGATAAAATCTTGATATTTTATTTTAGGTTTGATATCAATACCTTTACTTTCTAGATATTGTTGTGCTTTTTCTATTCGTTTTGATTCTTCATATTCATTCATTACCTCATAGTAAGTACCAACTCCAATCTTAATATTTTTACAAATTTTTCTAATCGAATATCCTGCATCCCGCAATTCAATAATTTGTTTGCGTATTTTTTCTCCGTTTTCGCCAGTTATAGTGCTTGGTCTTCCCCAAGGTTTTCCATCCAATCTTTTTCTTTCAATACCTTCTTTAATTAATTCGCTACTATTAATTTTTTGAAAAGTAACTATACCA